GGGTCGGCGGCAGCGGCGCGTGGAAGCCGGCGGGCAAGGTGACGTGCACCGGCGAGGGCTGCCCGTCGAACCATTGGTGATGGCGGCCTGGCGGTCTGGCGGCCTGAGATCCGAACCGCACCCTACCGGGCCGTTCGGGTCCTGCTGACGATTTGCAGAATCTGCTCCGAATCCTCAAGCGTGGCAGCACAAACGGCCGAGTATAGATCTATACTGAACGTGTCAGCCGCGTGTGCGGCTGGCAGAACCAAACCCCGCAGGAGTGAAGCCGATGAAGACCTACCACGTTCGCAACTCTGACGGCCAGCATGTTGGCTTCTTCACCGCCGAGCAGCTGAACGCCTGTCTGGACAAGCTCGCCAACGGCCAGAAGTGGACCATGAGCTGCACCGGATACGGCCACAAGGTCTTCACCAAGTGGGACCTGATCGCCCTGATCAACGAAATGTGCTGATCACCTCAAGCCCCCCACCGGCGAAAGCCGATGAGGAGGCATTCACCGACACGGCCCCGGTAATGGGCCGAGCACCCTGCAGGAGATCGCCATGGCCGACACGACCCGCACCAAGGAAAGCCTGTTCCGCACCGCCTTCGACCTGGTCACGAAGCGCTGGGTGAACGTCAAGCTGGTGGAGTTCATCGAGGATGTGGCCGGCAACAAGCTGGCCGTCTACGAGATCTCGACCGGTGACGGCCTCACCGGCCAACGCCTCGAGACCGACCTCGACCGCCTCTGCCTCTGATCGTCACCGCCGCGGCTGGGGACACCCAGCATCGGCGATTCGCCCAACCAGACCCGCCGGCCAGTGGGCACCGGCACCAGGAGACTGACCGATGGAAGACGTGATCCTCACCGGCAAGAACCCCGCAGCAGACCGCCGCCTGATGGCGGACGTGATGGCCGCCAGCGTCGAGTGTGACGACGCCTTCGACGGCGGCTGCCCGGCCGACCTGCTGCCACGGCGCGTGCCCGACCGCCGCGGGTACGGCAGCACCAAGACCGGCTCCACCGACTACCTCGCCGGCCTGCGTGCCGGCCTGCGGGTGGTCGAGGAGATGGCCACCCAGCTCGACAACCGCACCGAGCTCTGCTGGCAGCAGTACCTGGCCGCCATGGCGACCAAGGACGAGCCCAAGATCCTCGAGGCCCGCCGGCGTTGGGCCGCCAGCGTCGAGACGTGGCGGACGATGAAGCAGGCCGCGGATCGCATCCTCACCGCCATCGACCTGGCGAAGGGAGGCGCGTGATGGCCTCCCGGCACCTCACCATCAAGAACCTGCTGCTGCTCACCAACTGGCTGCGTGAGAACGTCGAGCTGCTCAAGGCTGAGTACGCCCCGGCCGTGGCGAAGGCCGCCGAGGCCGCGCTGGGCTTCCCGATCAGCGACCGCAGCATCCACAGCATCGCCGAGGCTGAGGGATTCACCCTTCGCCGGCACCTCGAGATCGAGCGGGCCGCGGCCAAGACCAAGCCCGAGCCGCAGCTGTTCGACGGCGCCGCCCTCGAGCGGCTCGACCGCCTCGAACGCCTCACCGTCCGCCTCGCTCACCACCTCAACCTGCAGCACCTCATCAAGGAGACCAACCAGTGAACGACATTGCCGATGGCATCTACGCCGCCATGACCGAGGAAGCCTACCGGGCCCTGCCCTACGTGAACGCCTCGAGCATCAAGGCCGGCCGCACCAGCATGCAGCACATGAAGCTCGCCATGAGCGGCGTGTCCGAGAGCTCGGCCGCCAAGGAGCTCGGGACGATCACCCATGCCATGCTCCTCGAGCCGGCGAAGCTTGATCGGGTGGTGGTGGCCCCCGACTTCGGCGATCTGCGGACCAAGGCCGCCAAGGAGGCCAAGGCCGCGTGGACCGCGGGCCTTCCGGCCGGCGCCATCATCGTCGATGTGGAGACCTACCAGGCCGCCCAAGGCATGGTGGAGGCCTGCCGGCGGCACCAGACCATGCGGGACCTGCTGGCCGCCGATGGCAGCAGCGAGCTGGTCTTGGTGTGGACCGACGCCGAGAGCGGCCTGCGGTGCAAGGCGCGGGTGGACCGCCTCATCCACCACCACCTGGTGCTCGACGTGAAGACCGCCAGGGCCGCCGGCAGCTTCGCCTTCACCAGGGCCGTGGCCGCCTACGGGTACCACATGCAAGCGGCGTGGTACCGCCGCGCCGTGGCCGCGACCACCGGCGAGCTGCTGCCCTTCGTCTTCGCCGTGCTCGAGAGCAGCGCACCCTACAGCTGCTGCCTCTACGAGCTGGACCACCAGGCCCTCGAGCAGGCCGACGCCATCAACTCGCAGATACTGCGGCAGTGGGCCGCCTGCGTCGAATCTGGCGAGTATACTTCTATCCAGCAGGACGGCCAGGTGCAGCTGCTCGAGCTGCCCGGCTGGGCCTTCTCTGGTGCCGCCGACGTGGCCGGCATCTAACCCCAACCCCGTAGGAGATCCCAAGTGAGCGATGACATCGACGCCATCATGGCCGACGCGCGGCCCAATCCGCCGACGCAACCGCAACCGCAACCGCAACAGGCCGCCATGGTGGTGGCAGAACCCAAGGCCAGGGTGCCATTGGGCCGGCGTGGCCTCGAGGCCGACAACCTCGACAGCCTCTACCGCATCGCCGTCATGTACCTCGAGGGCGGGGCCTTCAAGCCCGAGTTCTTCGCCGGCTGCGAGACCAACCGCAGCAAGCTCGCCAGGGTCATGTTCACCCTCGAGAAGGGCATGGCCATCGGCCTGGCCCCCACCGAGTGCATCGACGCCATGGCCTTCATCCGCGGCAAGATCACAATCTATGGCGATGCCCTGGTGGCCTGCGTGAAGCGGCACCCCGAGTGCACCGGCATCTCGACGGTGTGGGGTGGCGACGGCGACGACTTCGGCGCCACCGTGACCGTGGGCCGGCGGAACCAGGCCGACGTGGTGGTGAAGTTCACCATCGCCGATGCCAAGCGTGCCGGCCTCTGGGGCCAGCGCGGTCCCTGGAGCTCCTACCCCCAACGCATGCTGCAGCAGCGTGCCCGCGGCTTCGCCATGCGTGACCAGTTCCCCGACGCCCTCATGGGCGCCATCACCGCCGAGGAGGTGCAGGACTACCGCGACGACTGGCGGACGGTGCCGACGCCGCCCGCGGCGGCTCAGATGCAGACCAGCGTGCAGCCGGAAGCTCTGCCGGCTCCCCAGAAGGCCGTCGAGGCCGCGCCGAGGCCGCAGGAGCCCTCCAAGGCCCAGCAGCCTCCCAATGGAGCCCCCACCGCAGCCCAAGCCCTGGCGGCCATCAGGACGGCCACCAAGGGCAACTGATTCTCTCTTCTCCTGCGTGGTGGCCGGCGAGCCGAGAGGCAGCCGGCCGCGTTGGACCCATAGGTGCAGGTGGTTCGGGGTGATCGGCCCCCCAAAACAGCACCAGGGCCATGCCGCGGATCCCTTTCGTTCCGCCGGCAACTCCCCCTCAGGCGCAAGGGCGTGCCCGTTCGCGCTGGGGATCTCGAGGCCGGAAGGCCTCGGGACCCATTCGCCGGCCGTGTGGCCGGATTTCACCCCCCATCAGGGAGTACCCATGACCGACAGAGACCATGCCGCCACCGTCCGCCTGCTTGCCGAGCTGCCCTTCCTCACCGGCAAGGTGCCCGGCCGCGGCCACCCGCCTGGCGAGGCGCTGGTGACCTATCACGCCGAGCTCGCCCAGTACATCCTCGACCACCACAACAAGCACGACCAGCAGCGTGCCCTCAACATGAACGAGGCTCAGAAGCTGGCCCGCGTGATGAAGGCCGGCGACTGGGTGGAGGGCCTGCGCGTCACCTGGATCGTCTTCGACACCAACAACAATCTGGTGAACGGGCAGACCACCCTGCAGGCCATCGTCCTGGCGAAGGCAAAGCTGAAGATCCGCACCGCCTGGGGCGACGATCCGAGCTGCATCGCCCTCTACGACGCCTTCCGGCCCAGGAGCAACGCCTACCTGGTGGGCTGCCTCGGCGCCGACTACGCCAACATGCGGGGAGCCTTCGCCCGCATGCGGCTCATGTTCGACAAGGGCCTGCCCCTGGGCAAGCCGGCGCCCACCGAGGTGATCGACCTCACCGTGAACGACAAGGTGGCCAACAGCATGATCGGGCGGTGCGGCGGCGCCTCTCGCGGCCTGCGTGCCGCGGGCATCCCCTACGCCATCGCCGCCTATGCCTGCTGGCGCATCGCCAAGGTTCACGGCGTCGAGAAGGCCTGGGAGTTCATGCACCGCACCATCCAGGGCACCGAGCTGAAGGACAGCGACCCGCGGCTGCAGCTGGTGCGGCAGTTCCGGGCTGGCAGCTTCAACGTGGACGGCGACCGCCGGCGTGGCGTGTCCCTGATCATCAAGGCCTGGAACATCCTGCACAGCAGGAGCTCGGCCAAGCTTCGCGCCGTGGCCGGCGAGCCCATTCCCGACGTGAACCCCTGAGGAGCCAAGCCATGACCGAGCGTAACACAGCGTTCGTTCCCAATGTAAGCACATCCGAACGCATCATCAGCGAGGTGCATCGTCACTTCGTCATGGAGTACACCCAAGACCGTCCGCGCAAGATGCCAAGCATCACGGCGATCCAAGATGAGTGGCGTGGAAAGTACCAGGAGATTCGCAACCAACCATTGCCAGCCGATCACGTCTGCTGGGAGTGTGGGCATGCCGGATCACGGATCGAGCGAGCCCACATTCTGATGCGCAGACTGGGCGGAACCGATCATCCTGGCAACCTTTGGATGCAGTGCCGCCGATGCCATGACGAGACCGAGTTCATGGACGTCTGGTACAAGGTCCATCGGTTCGCCGATCCGTTCCGTGACAAGAACGGGACGATGTGGAGGGCCCTGAACGTCTACGAAAACCGATTCCGATTCTCTAACAGAAGCAAGCCCAAGGGCATCTGCAAGCCTTTCCTCAAGACAGACCCAATCGACCAGGTGTCGGAGCTCGATGACGAGTGCATCATGGTGGTGCAGGCATGGATGCACCAGATCGACTGTCAGGGCAACGAATACGCCAAGGCCCTGCTGCCGGCATTGTGCGATAGGTTCACTGACGCCGCCAAGACCTGCAAGGACATCAAGGGCACCCTGTTCGACAAGACCAAGCCACACACTGGAGCCAAGGCATGACCGAGCGAGAAGCCATCACCGACGAGCTGGTATGCCAGCGGGCCCAGGCCAAGGAGCGCGAGTACACCGTGGGCTGGCGGGCATTCCGCGACGGCCTGCCCTGCCCCAGCGGCCACCTGGCGAAGCTGGGGTACCTCGAGGCCCAGAGCGCGGCCGACGTGCACGGGCGCGACATCCTGTGGAGCGCCAAGGTGCCCGACACCGGGTGGCTGCCCGACGAGACCTGCAGCTGGCGGCGTGCCGAGACCGACCGCGACCGGCCGCCGGCGTGAGGCAACTGGTAAGCAACACTGATCGGTTCGACCGGCAACCGGAGTAAACCGGAGTGCCCGACTACTCCGGGTGGACCGCCGACAACCGAGGCCACCCGAGGTGTGAAAACGCCTCGGGTGGATTCAACCAGAAGCCCTTGTGTTATCGGGCAGCGGCTGGTACCATGTGGGTGCTTCTCCCTGATCTGACAATGCAGCCTCATCGACACATCGACCCCCCTCCGTGCCAATGGCGTCCTGCATGCGCCACGGGAGAAGCCACGGCTGGGGGTCGTTGTGTCCGTGAGATGACCAATGGCAGATGACTGGATCAAGGTGCGGGTGAACCTGCACACGCACCCGAAGGTGGTGCGCATTGTGTGCGCAGTTTGTGCGCAGCTTGTGCGCGATGGGTGCGCGGCAAGTGCGCAGCGGTGCATGGTTGTCGGTGCGCTGCACCAGGTGTGGAGCCTCTTTGACGCCCACAGCCGCGACGGAATCCTCGAGGGCTACAGCCTCCAGACCGTCGATGAGCTGGTGGGAATCCCTGGCTTTTCCAATGCCATGGGCAGCGTCGGCTGGCTCACGCAGACCGATAAAGGTCTGGAGATGCGAGACTTCGACATCCACAACGGAATGGGGGCCAAGCGTCGGGCCGATCATGCAGCCCAGACACGTGTGCGCAGAATGTGCGCAACTGGTGCGCACAACTCGCGCACAGAATGCGCACCAGAGAAGAGAAGAGAAGAGAAGAGTAAGAAATCCCCCCATAGTCCCCCCAAGGGGGACGCGGGCGAAGAGCCCCCCAAGCTCATCCCGGCGTACTCCGAGGCGTTCAACCGGTTCTGGGCGCGGTACCCGCGGGCTGGTCGCCATGCCAAGGTAAAGGCCTTTGGCTATTGGCAACGAGACCAGATCGAACGGCCAACCGAGCCGGGAAAGCCCAGCCTGGTCGAGCACATCATGCTGAACCTCGAGAAGTACATCAAGAGCAAGAAGTGGCAGGATGGGTATGTGCAGCACACCACGACTTACCTGAATCAGCGTCTGTGGGCCAATGACCCACCCAGCCCGGAGATCCCCGAATGACGACCACCAAGACCATGCCCACCGTGACCGCCACCAAGCCGGCAGCCATTGAGCCCGAAGAGGTGACAATCCTGGCCACCCTGCTGACTGGCGACGAGACTGTGAGGCTCTGGGCCCGCCGCATGGGCATCTCGAGCGACGTGATGAGCCACCCGCGGCTCCAGGAGCTCTACGACGCGCTGCTGCTTGGCTCGAACGTGCACGAATCGGTCAGGCACATGGCCGTGATCGAGCGGCCCCTGCCAGATCACTGCGCACCGCACCGCACGCTCTTCACCGCGGCCATGTACTACAGCGGCATGCCGGGCTTTGAGGGCAGGCTGATGGCCTTCCAGCGTGCGGCACGCCGCCGGCTAGACCGGTGGGCACCGCAAGTGCTTCGGCACATTGCCAAGCGGATCGAGGAGGGCAAGGCCGACAAGGATGCGTTGCACGGTGCCGAGCTGCTTGCCTTCGCCGCTTGGACGCCACAACATACCGGGCCGTGGGTCTGGAACCCCGGCGAGGAGGTGACCAAGTGAACGTGCCGAATGACTGGAATGACTTTCCGTCCTGGGTGGACCGCAAGGCCATCGAGGAGAACCTAGCCAAGCACCGGTCCCCGGCGGACCTGATGACCGGCCGTATTGACGGCATCATCGACGGAACCATCAGGCCGGTGGCCACGCCCTGGCCGGCGTTCGACGACATCAAGGCGGCCATGCCTGGCACGATCAACGTGGTGTGCGGCGACCCCGGCAGCGCCAAGAGCTTCCTGGTGCTGCAGCTGATGGCCCATGCCCATCGTGCCGGCGTGCCCGTGGCGCTGCTCGAGCTTGAGTGCACCCGCGAGTGGCACCTGATGCGGTACCTCGCCCAGCTCTCGAGCGAGCCGCAGGTCACCAACCTCGACTGGATCGCGGCCAACCCCGAGCGCATCCGCAGCCTCATGAACCTGCACCGCAGCAGCCTCAACAGCCTGGGCAACGTCATGGACGTGGCCGATGGCAAGCTCCTGACGCACCGCGACGTGCTGCGGTGGGCTCAGGCCAAGCTCGAGCAGGGCGTCAAGGTGCTGGCCATCGACCCGATCACCGCCATGCAGCCCAGCGAGAAGCCGTGGGAAGACGACCAGAACCTCATCACCGGCCTGCGGCGTCTGCTCGAGCGGCACCATGCCGCCGGGTGGCTGGTGACCCATCCCAAGAAGGGCCGCAAGACCGAGATCTCGATGGAGGTGCTGGCCGGCGGCGCCGCCATCAGCCGGTTCACCGACGTGGTGCTCTGGCTTGAGCGCCGCGAGCGGCCCGAGACTCACGTGGTGTTCGGCAAGCGGCGGTGGGACGGGACGGAGACCGAGGACCGGCACCAGGACATGGTGCGAGTGCTCAGGGTGCTCAAGTGCCGCGACGGCGTGGCCGCCGGCCGAAAGCTCAGTGTCATGCTCAACCCGACCAGCCTGACCATCGACGTGAAGGGCTGGATCAAGCGGATCGAGATCAAGGACGAGGATGATGCCACGGCCGTGGACTGTGGCTGGTGAACCAAGAGTGGAGCAGGTGATGACCAAAAGGCACATACAGGTGGCGGCCGAGCTCCTCGAGGCGGCCCAGAAGCGAGCGGAAGCGGCCGAGGCGAGGGCGGCACAGGCCGAGGCCGACCGCGACGTGCTGGCGACCGAGGTCACGGCGTGGCGAGATGCCGACGCTTCGCACAAACTGCTTGAAGCCATCGATGTGTGCGACGTTTATGGCCACCGCCATGCCGTTGAGAACGCCCAGAAAGAAGTTGACGCAAGCGGTGCCCTTCAGCGGGCGAAGGAGGACAAGTGAGCGACGACAAGACCGGCGGCAGCGTGTCGCCCATGTACAACCTGACCGTCCGCGACGCGATGCGGTGAACAGCGGCGAGAGCCGCAAGGAGTGAATGTCATGAGCAAGACCGACGATGGTGGAACGGCGTTTCCGTTGGTGGTGAGGCACGAGCGAGACGAATACAGCGCGGGCATGTCTCTCCGCGACTACTTCGCGGCGAAGGCAATGCAAGCGATGGTCGGAAACTACCGCGTGGTCAACCATCGAAATCCTCTGATTGAAGGTGACACGACGACAACGGAGCCGCACCGCTCGATGATGCTGGACACAGACCAGAAGACCGGCGAGCATCATGGGGCGGTTGAGATTGCCGGTGACGCATACGCCGTCGCCGACGCCATGCTCCGTCAGCGGGCGAAGGAGGCCAAGTGACAAACGAAGATGCACACAGTCTGATCGGCTACGGCTACGGCGACGGCGACGGCAACGGCAACGGCTACGGCGACGGCAACGGCAACGGCTACGGCAACGGCTACGGCAACGGCTACAGCTACGGCGACGGCTACGGCTACGGCTACAGCTACGGCGACGGCAACGGCATTGGTTACTAAGCGGCACAGCCGCAGAAAGTGAGTGAGGAATGTTGATTCAGAAGGCAATCGAAACGGCAGTGAACAAGGCTCTCGGCGTTGAGAGCGACAACATCACGCAGCAGGGACTCCAGATCGTGGTGCTGCAACGCGGTTGGGTTGTCGTCGGCATGGTGGCGATCAGCGGCGACGACGTGACCATCGGAAACGCCAGCGTGGTTCGCGTGTGGGGCACGACGAAGGGCCTTGGCGAGATCGCGTTGGGTGGCCCGACCAAGGACACGGTGCTCGATTCGTGCGGCGTCGTGCGTGCCCACAAGGGCAGCGTGGTCATGTACATCGACTGCGACGAGTCGAAGTGGCGGGAGGTGCTGAAGTGACCGACACCGATAAGGACAAGATCATCACCGTGCTGCGTGCCGAGGTGAAGGCGTGGCGAAGCGGCTGGTACGACGACGATGCAAGCGAAGGAGAGTTGGCGAGAGCCAGAGCGGCCACCGACGCCGCCGGGGCACTGGAGGACAAGTGACCGTGCAAGCCGCGAGCGGCACAGCCGCAGTATGATCTCATACACCGAAGAGGATCTCACCATGGAACACAACGACACCGACACCGCCCGCAAGCTCATCGCCGAGGCCAACGTGGCCTGGTTCATCGCGCCCAAGGAGAACGTGAACCCCATCGACCTGGTGGCCCACATCGCCAAGGCGCTGGGCGAAGCCCGCGAGCAGGGCCGCCAGGAGGCCGCAAACAAGGCCAAGCCGGCCAAGAAGGGGGCCGAGTGAAGCGACGGCTCAACAACGCGCCTCGGCACGTCCGCAGCATGGTGATGGCCATGGTCGAGAACAAGGCCCTGTCTGCCCGCCAGATCGCCGACAGCATGCCCGGCGTGAACCGGCACAACCTGATGCAGTGGCTGGCCGGCAAGGACCGGCCCCAGCTCGCCGAGGGCACCATCGACAGGATCATCCAAGTGGTCACCAAGGCGCCCAAGGTACCATGAGGCGCATGGATGTGACCACCCGAGACCGCGACAAGGCCCGCGAGATCGCCCGTAGGTTCCAGACCGCGGCTCGGTCCCAGACCATGAGCGGGTACGTGGCTGCCATGGACGAGGCCGAGAAGTACGTGGCCGAGGCCCTGGCCTACTGGCGTGAGCATGCGGTGCTGCAGGCCCGCCTCGATCACCGCGAGGGAGCGGACTGATGGGCGCCGCCGAGAACGCCGTCACCCGCAGCGTTCTCGGCGCCATCGCCCTGCATGCCGCCGGCGGCCATCCGGCCGTCTTCGTGCGCGTCCAGGCCGGCATGATCAAGGTGGGGGACCGCCTCATCAAGCTCGCCGCGGCCGGCACCGCCGACCTGGTGGGGGTCTACCGCGGCCGCGCCGTGGCCATCGAGGTGAAGACTCCCAAGGGCCGCCAGGCCGACTCCCAGCGCGACTGGGAAGCCCAGTGGACCGCCGCCGGCGGCGTCTACCGGGTGGTTAGATCCGGCTCCGAGGCCCTCGAGCTGCTCCAGCAGCTCGACCAGGAGCTGGGCCGTGCCCTACATCCGCAAAGGTGAGGCGGGGGGACCGTGGATCCCCTGGGCCGACTGGTTCGTGGGCGACCAGGCCGAGGGCAAGCGCCGGCACAACGCGCGGATGAGGCAGGAGGCCGCCAAGGCCGCCAAGGCCCTCGCCATGCCCAAGGGTGCCCGAGTGGTCTGCACCTGGCAGCGCATCGGCCAACGCCGGCGTGACGAGATCCGAGGCGTGCTGGTGAGGGTTTATCCCTACATCGTGCCCGGCATCGTGGTGGCCGTGGTTCGCCTCGAGACCGGCCAACGCATGAAGATCGACGTGACCCGCGTGCGACTCGACAGGAGCAAGCCATGACCGTCTTCTGGATCACCGTGATGGCCTTGGAGCTTCTGGCCCTCCTCCTCGCCCTGGCGTGGTGGAAAGGACGCAGCAAGGTACACTGAGGCCATGCGAATCCTCGCCACCGTGGCCGTCACCGCCTGCCTTGCCATCGCCGGCTGCAAGTGCAAGCCCAGCGCATCGCCCAACGCCGGCACCAACCTGCCCGCGGCCGTCTCGGCGACCAAGGAAGCCGCCCAGGCCGTGCAGGCCGCGGCAACCAAGATCGAGACCGCCAACACCGAGGTGGCCAAGGTGCCCGAGCTCGCCGCCCAGGCCGTGACCATCTCCACCGGCGTGGCCGAGCTGAGGACCACCAGCGGCACCCTCGAGGCCGCCAGCGTGGCCATCGGTGCCGACGCCAAGAAGGTGGCCGAGCTGCAGGAACAGCTGGCGGCATCCCAGAAGCGGGTGGCGGACCTCGAGGCCAACAAGAACGGCCTGCTGGCCAAGCTCCTGGCCGCGGCCGCCATCGCCGGCTTGGGCCTCGCCGTGGTCTCCATGGTGTGGCTGCGGTCTGCCCAAGGAGCCATCACCGGCGTGGCCGTCTTCGGCGCCGCCATCGCCGGCCAGTGGATCCTCGAATACCGGGTGGTGATCGGCCTCTCCGCGCTGGCCTTGGCCGCGGCGTGGATCGCCTACGCCCTGGTGCGTGAGCGCAAGGCCGCCAGTGAGGTGGTGCGGCTCGTCGAGACCTTCAAGCCGCGGCTGGACGCCGACAGCTTCAAGACCGTGGCCAACGCCATCCAGAGCAAGGCCACCAAGAAGATCGTGGACACCATCCAGAGGGCCATCGGGACCAAGAAAGCATGAGCGAGGTACCAGCTGTGGAGCAGACCCTGCAAAGCATCGCGCGAGAGAGCGTGGTGCTACTGACCGTCGTGATGATCGCCGTCGTTGCCGGCTTCGTGTGGGCCAAGTTCCTCAAGCCCTTCGTGGACCGGCAGGCCGAGATCGCCACCGCCCAGGCCGACGCGCTGCGCTCGATCCAAGAGACCAGCCAGGCCGCGGCGGACATGGCCAAGGAGCAGCAGCTGCACGCCAAACACACCATGGAGGCGAGCACCAACCTGATCAAGGTGACCAACACCCTGCTCGAGGCCAAGTTCACCTGCCACGCCGACCGAAGCCCTGACCGCCGATAGAGTTCAGCATGAAAGCCAGGGACATCGACACCAAGAAGCGGGGGAGGGGGGAACCGCGCAAGGGTGCGAAGAAGCCCAAGCCCAAGGCCGAGGTGGTGGCCGAGATCTGCCAGCCGACCCATGAGCGGCGGAACGTGCAGCGGGTGATCGAGGAGCTCGAGGGCTACAGCATCCGCGGGGTGCCGGTGCCGGCCGAGCTGGCCGAGGCGCTGCCCGATGCCTGCGCCCTGCTGCTCAAGGACGCCACCCCGCGGGTGAGGGCTGCCGGCGTGAAACTCGCCCTGGCCTGCCTGAAACACAACCTCGAGCTGCACATGCACGCCGACAAGCTGCAGCGGCTCGACGCCGGCCAGGTGACCGAGCGCCACGCCATCCAGCTCTACGGCAAGGATGCCCCAGTGGAGGCCGTGTGACCGACCCGAGATGCGACTGTGGCGATGCCGACTGTGCCACCTGCGGCAAGGGGAAGCCGGCGTGAGCTACACCCCTTACGGCGGCATCGAGAAGGTCTGGAAGAGCAGGGCCACCGAGGTGCTCGCACCTGGCCCGGCCGGCACCGGCAAGACCCGCGGGATCCTCGAGAAGGTGCACCTGTACCTGCTCAAGTACCCCAAGACCCGCGGCCTGATCTGCCGGAAGACCCGCGCCTCGATGACCGAGAGCGTGCTGGTGACCTTCGAGGCGAAGGTGGTGCAGGTAGGCTGCGACCTCAACAACCAGAGCCGGCGGACGCGCAGCAGTTACGACTACGACAACGGCAGCGTGCTGGTGGTCGGGGGCCTCGACAACCCCGACCGCATCATGAGCACCGAGTACGACATCATCGCCGTCTTCGAGGCCACCGAGTGCTCCGAGGATGACTGGGAGAAGCTCACCACCCGCCTGCGGAACGGCAAGGGCCCGTACCACCAGATCGTGGCCGACTGCAACCCCGCGAGCCCGAGCCATTGGCTCAAGCGCCGGGCCGACCGCGGCCAGATGGAGGTCTTCGAGTGCCGGCACCAAGACAACCCGGTGCTGTGGGACCGGCAGGCCAAGGACTGGACCGAGCAAGGCCGCAAGTACCTGGCGACCCTGCAGAGCCTCACCGGGCACCGACGCGCCCGCCTGCTCGATGGCAAGTGGTCAGCGGCCGAGGGCCTTGTCTACCCCGAGTTCAACACCGCCACGCATGTGGTGGCCTCCATGCCGGCCGGCTGGGAGAAGTGGCCCAAGCTGCGCAGCATCGACTTTGGCTTCGTGCACCCCTTCGTCTGTCAGTGGTGGGCCATCGACCCGGATGGCCGGATGTGGCTCTACCGCGAGATCTACCAGACCAAGCGAACCGTGGCCGAGCATGCCGCCATCATCAACCGCTACAGCGACGGCGAGACCTACGTGGCGACGATCACCGACCATGACGCCGAGGATCGCGCCACCCTCGCAGCTCATGGCATCCAGAGCGTGCCGGCGATGAAGGACCACCGCACCGGCCGAGACGCCATGCACGAACGCCTGCGGGTGCAGGGCGACGGCAAGCCGCGGCTGCTGTTCCTGGCCGGCTGCACCCTCGAGACCGACCGCGAGCTGTACCAGGCGAAGAAGCCGACCAACACCGTGGCCGAGTTCGACTGCCACATCTACCCACCAGGGCAGGATGGCAAGGCGCCCAAGGAGGAGCCCATCAAGCTGTACGACGATGGCCTGGACGCCGCCCGCTACGCCGTGATGCACCAGGACGCCGCCGGCCGCGGGCACGGCGCGGCGGTGCTGACTGTGCACGATGCGGCTGCAGGTATACTTGCAACAGACCCCGACGAGCGAGCATGGGCCTGAACATGGCGAAGAAGACCAACACCAAGGCGGCAGTGGAACCGGACCAGCGCGAGATTCCCGGCGCGTGGGTGTCGGCCTCTCTGATTCCCGGCGAGCCGTCCACCAGCTGGACCACAAACAACACCGGCCGCGACTTCGAGCTGGTGAGCCGCGGCATCACCGGCACCGCGTGGCGTGCCGCGAGTATCAACGCCACGGTGGTGAGCGGGCAGTGCCTGCGCCTCTACCGCAACACCGGCATGGGCGGCAAGAGCCGAGGCCGCAAGGTGGCGGACCCTGCGCTGCTGCGGCACCTGCAGAACCGCGGGCCCGTGCGGTCGGTCATCGGCAAGGCAGCCCTGTACGCCGGCCGTGCCGGTGACCAGGTGGAGGAGGTGCTGGACCATCCGGTGCTCGACCTCCTGCAGAACCCGGACCCCCTCTACACGGGGCCTCTGTGGCTCTGGATGGTGGCGTGGTTCAAGGAGATCTGTGGACGCGCCTACCTGTACGTCGGCGAACGCAGCAGCCAAGGCCCGGTGAGCGCGTACATCCTGCCGAGCGAGTACGCCTGGCCGATCCTCGACGACAAGAACCTGATCCGCGGGTACTACTACGGCCGCAACAGCAGCGACCCGATGCGGATCGCCGCCGAGGATGTGATCTACCTGCGGCAGAACGGCAGCCCCGTGCATCCCGCCGGCGGCATGAGCTGGCTGCTGAGCGTGGTGGCCGAGAGCGACATGGAAGCCGCGGCCCTCAAGGCCGAGGTGCAGCGGTGGTTGAATGGCGGCATGCCCGGCATGGTCTTCAAGGCCGCGCCCACCACCACCGACGCCCAAATGAAGCAGATCTCGGCACACCTGAACCAGCAGACCCGAGGCGTGGGCAAGGCCGGCAGCGTGCTGCTGCTCCGCGACACCGAGCTGCAGGAGTACGGGACCAAGCCCCACGAGATGCAGTACGTGGAGGGCATCACCACGACCGAGAAGCGGATCTACGACGCCGCCGGCATCCCCGAGCCCATCTACCGGCTCAACAGCGCCAACCTCGCCAGCGCAACCGTGGCCAACGCCCAGTACATGCGATTCACCATCGCGCCTCGCCTGGCCGTGCTGGCCGCGGAGTTCACCGAGCTCCTGCTTCCTCAGTTCGGCGTCGAGCCCGGCGAGATGTGGTTCGCCTTCGACAACCCCGTGCAGGAAGACCAGATCCAGCTGGCGGCCGAGCTGCGTGCCGCCGAGGCGCAGGGCCTGGTGACGCCCAACGAGTACCGCAAGGTGATGGACCTCGAGGCGCTGCCCGATGCGGCCAACGTGCTGCGGTACCGGCAGACCGAGGCGCCGGCACCGATGGGCGGCGGCATCTTCGGCGGCCTGCCTGCCCCGGCGAAGGCCGAGGAGATGCCCAGCCAGGACGTGGGCGAAGCGTCGGTTGACGTGTCGCCCGAGACCGAGGCCGAGCCCGAGGCGCCGACCATGGACGCCTCTGTTGACCTCGAGGAGCCGGCAGCCGGCAGCGTGGACGTGGAGCCCGAGGAGCTGACGATGGACGCCAAGGCCGTGGTGGCGGCCAAGGCGCCAAGCTATGAGCCGACCGCGGCCATGGCCGAGGAGGCTCAGCGTGGTCTCGACTGGCGTGCCGAGTACGGCCGCGGCGGCACGGCCGTGGGCGTGGCGCGGGCGCGGGACATCGTGAACCGGCGGAACCTGAGTCTGGACACGGTGTATCGGATGGCGTCCTACTTCGCGCGGCACGAAGTGGACCAGCAGGGCCAAGGGTGGAGCGAGGGTGAGGAGGGCTATCCGTCCGCCGGCCGGATCGCCTGGGCGCTGTGGGGTGGCGATGCCGGCCGCACCTGGGCCGAGGAGATCATCAATGAAGTGGAGGCAGCCGAGGAGAAGGCCCTGGCGGAGACAGTGGGTGAGGCCGGCAAGGCCGAGGCCTGCACGCCGCCAGGTACGGAAGCATGCCGACCAAAGGAAGCTGGCGGAGATGTGCAGGGAGCTGCTGGCGGAGAGCCTGGCGCAGGAAGCAAATCCGCAGCTCACGCCGCGGATGCGAATGCTGCTGACGCATGCTCCTGTGGTTCTCACGTATCACATGCTGGCCTGCCGGCTCAACTGAGGCGCAAGGCGGCCCTGACGGTGTGGGACGAGGAGGCCGGAACGCCGCGGGTGGCGGCCGGCGCCTATCGCCAGTTCGTCCGAGAGCTCAGTGCCTGGTACATCTCGGCGGTGCCGGCCATGGTCGATGACTTCGGCATGGTGGCCGCCCCGAGCAACGAGGCCATGGCGGACCTGACGGCCATCTCCGAGCGATTCATCCAGGCGTCACTGGCCAGCGGCGCCATGAGCGGCCTCGAGCAGCTCGGCAAGACTGACGGCTCCTTCGACGTGGCCAACGAGCCGGCCATGGCGTTCATCCGCAACCAAGGGCTGGCCCTGGCCACCAGCGTGCCCGACACCCTCAAGCCCAGCCTGCAGGCCGCCATCGAGCGAGAGCTGGCCGCCGGCACCAGCGTCGGCAACATGCGAGACGCCATCCGCAAGGTGGCACCCGAGCTCACCGAGTATCAGGCGGTGAGGATCGCCCGCACCGAGACCCTCAGGGCCTACTGCGAGGGCCAGCGGCAGGCGTGGATCCAAGAAGGCGTGCAGAGCAAGGGCTGGATCAACAGCGGCGGTCCCTGCCCGATCTGCGACCAGATCACGACCAAGTACCCCAACGACATTCCCATTGACGAGTATTTCACCGTGGACGCCGGCAGCTGGCAGGCCCCGCCGGCACATCCCAACTGCAGGTGCGACCTGGTGCCAGGACTGGACTACGACGAATGAAGACCCCCCAGACCATCATCGAGACCATCAAGCGTTCGGCCATCGCCCGCGGCATGACCAAGGCCAACGCCACCATCGGCGTGACGAGCGGGTACTGGACCACCGGGCCCAAGACCGGCGTCAAGCAGGCCGCGGCCAAGCCCCTCGAGGTGTGGTGCCTCGCCAACACCTCGGCCGTGGACCTCGAGCGCGAGGTGGTGCTGCCCACCGGCCTCGACGTGGCCAGCTACCTGATGAAGAACCGCAACCTGTTCGTGGACCACAACTACGACGTGATGAGCGCCGTGGCGGTGTGCCGCGACATGAGCCTGACGCCTCAGGGCTGGCTCTGCAAGGGTGCCTTCCATGATGACGTGGCCAACCAGTACGTGCGGGCCTGCATCGCCCTCGCGCGTGCCGGCACCCTGGCCATGAGCGTGGGCTTCGAGGCCATGGAGTGGGGCCCGCCGACGCCCGAGGAGCGAGAGGCGTACCCCGGCGTCGAGAGCGTGGTGCGCAAGGCCAAGGTGCTCGAGGTGAGCTATACCGCCTTGCCTATGAACGTGACCTGCCGCATGGTGGGCAGCAACATCGAGGCGGCAGCAGAGAACGCCGAGAAGGCCCGCAAGGCCCTCTTGGACGCCCGCATCAGCGACAGGGTGGTGGGCGACTTCGGCATCCAGCCGAGGCGCGTGATCGTGGTGCGGTGAGCGGCGGGTATACTGAGCTCGTCACCTCCTCTTCTCGCCTGCGGCAGGTAGTACGGCCTGCCGCCGGCTTCAAGTGAATACAGCCTGCCCCGCAGCCAGCGGCAGGACCAAGCCCCGCGTGTGCGGCAGCAGGTCCCCCGAGTGAGCCCGGCCAGAGATGCACCCAACCAATGCGGCACCAGCCGCAGGAAGCATCCATGCCCCTCACTCGTAAGACCCTCATTGACACCCTGACGGCCAACGGCCTCCAGGGCGAAGCGACCATTGACAACTGCAAGGCCCATGTGGCGAAGCTCGCCGCCCAGGGCATCGACCTCCAGGACGACGCCGGCAACTCCATCGACGTGGACCAGGTGTGGAACGCCAAGAGCGTTCTGCGCATCGCCGGCGATGCCGATGCCATCCGCGGCACGGCCAGCCCTCACGCGGCCATCGCCGATGAGGCCGCCGACGCCGGCGTGCCCCAGCGGTTCAGCATCGGCAACCCCAGCCGCAAGGCCTACCAGGCCAAGATCCGGGCCGGCAAGGCGGCGTTCAACGACGCCGACCAGGCCGAGGCCTTCGGCGCCTGGGCTCGCCTCAGCACCCTCGGCAACACCGAGTACGGCCAGAAGAAGGCGGACCTGGAGATCACCCGCAAGGCGCAGGTGATCTTCAACAACCAGCTGGGCGGCGCCTTGGTGCCCGTCGAGTTCATCCCCAACCTGGTGTACCTCACCGAGCAGTACGGGATGGCCCGCAAGCTGGCCAACGTGGTGACGATGGCCCGCGACGTGACCACCGTGCCCCGGAAGACGGCCATCGCGTCGATGAGCCCCGTGGCCGAGACGGGCACCCTGAGCCCGACCGATAACAGCTACGGCAACGTGACGCTGACGGCCAAGAAGTACGGCGTGCTGTACCAGGTCTCGCGCGAGCTGCTCGCCGACTCGGCGGTGAACATCGCCGACGATCTCGCCCGCAGCATCGCCGAGGCTCAGGCCATCGCCGAGGATCAGGCCTATTTCCTCGGCAACGGCACGGCGACCTACGCCAACCAGATCGGCCTCACCTCGGCCCTGCCCTCCAGCGCGTACCTCACCGGCGTGTCGTGGGGCACGATGGCCGTGAGCGACTTCACGACGGCCATGGGCCGCGTCGAGAACGTGAACCCGGCTCGCCTCGCGTTCGTCTGCAGCCGGCAGTTCTTCGCCCAGGTGATGTTGAAGGTGGACAAGACGGCCAACCAGTTCAAGGAGCTCACCATGGGCGGCCTTGGCGGTGACGCCACCTTCTTGGGCTACCCCGTCTTCTTCTCCCAGGTCATGCCGACCGCCACGGGCAGCAACGTCCGCAGCTGCTACTTCGGCGACTTCGTCGGCGCCACCATGCTCGGCGACCGCCGCCAGCTCGAGATCCAGACCTCGGACCAGTTCTACTTCTCGACCGATGCCCTGGCCGTCCGCGGCACGTCTCGGTTCAACACCGTCATCCACGGCGACGGCCGTGGCTCGACCTACGGCCCCATCGTCTGCCTCCTCGGCGCCTGATTAGCCACACCATCAGAACAAGGAATACGACCCATGAACCCCCTCCAGAACAGCCTCATCACCCAGGCCCTCGCTCCGCAGGCCGTGGCCGCCACGACCGAGACCACCGGCACGGTCATCGACCTCCAGAGCTCCACCCTGGCCGCCCTCGGTGGCTTCTCTGACATCGTCTTCATCCTCACGTCGGCCAGCGGCACGGACACGTCTGGCACCTTCGTGGTGAAGGAGTCCAGCGACAACAGCACCTACACCGCCATCACCAACGCGACGGTGACCTACAACCAGACCGCGGCGGTCGGCACCTACATGATCTCGGTGCAGACCGGCGGCCCGCGGCAGCGCTACCTGCGCTGCAGCCACACCGCCGGCACGGCGACCAGCCGCGTGATCGGCGCCGTGGCCATCGGCATCAACCCCTGCAACGGCGTCAACGGCTCGACCGAGGCGGCCCGCGCCACGGCCGCCGGCCTGGTGGCCC